AGGAGATGTAATAGCTACTTATGGATTTGGAACAGAAGGTTTAGATCTTTATATTCCAGGTTCAGGTATTTTATTTGAAGAAGGTGTTCACGTCACAGTAACTAATTGCCCAAACGTTTCAATTACATTTACGTAAAATGTCTAAAGATAAAAGCTATTATTCAGATTTAAATTTAGGTATCGATCCTAGTGATGAAAAAGTTTTTATCAATGTTGGTAAATCAACTGAAAATTCTAGATTAGACATTGGTGTAAAAACAGATGGTCAATTCAAAATAAAATTTAAAAAAAGATTTAGTAGAGGTGGAAAAGCTGAAAATCCAATCTCTAGAAATAAAAAAAATTATAGATCAACAAAATCAGGAGCAGGTATGACAGCTGCAGGAGTCGCAGCATATAGACGTGCTAATCCTGGATCTAAACTAAAAACAGCAGTAACAGGTAAAGTAAAAAAAGGATCTAAAGCAGCAAATAGAAGAAAAAGTTATTGTGCTAGAAGCCTAGGTCAGTTAAAAAGATCTAGTGCAAAAACTAGAAATGATCCAAATTCAAGAATCAGACAAGCGAGACGTAGATGGAAATGTTAGACTATGTCTTATTTAAATGCTAACATACCACCAATTTATTGTCAGGTAAGAAAGGAGTACCTTTATGATCTTAAACAACATCAAGGCGAAGTTGACGATTGCGTTGTCTTCGGTTTGGTATCGATATCAGGCCGTGCGTTATTATTTAATATCATGCTACCCAACGGTGCGTGCTTTTGGAGAATCCCAATTTCGGCTTTTATTCAACGTGGTTTTCAACCGGAAACTGTTCCCACTCAAAGACTTAGTGAACTTCAACTTTGGAATTGTTTTAGCTATTATCCTTCTGTTCATTGTTTTGATTGGTTGGCTGGTTTAAACGGTAAATACAGAGGTTTAGATAAAAAGTTTTTACATGGAAAATATTTATTTACAGTTGACTGGGCTCATCCAGAAACTAACATATTGGATACCGAGCATTCTGAAATTCCTCAAGAACATAAGTGTGCACACATATTGGCTCTTGATAACGGCAATTATGCAGCTCAGCCTAATAATCGCATTTTGTGGCACGTTAATAGTTATACTACTGATAACAGCTGGCCAGACTATAAAGTCCAAACTACGTATTGGGATGCAGAGGACTCTGGATTAGTTACTGAAGATAGTGATAATATGTTTTACGAAATGGAGAAAAAAAAATGAGGAAAATGTGTTTAAATTGTAATCACGTATGCCATTGTCCTGGTCACGGTACAGTTGGAAATTGTCCTAGCTGCGATTGTCAAAAATGCAATCACAACGGTAAAAATATAACTAAAATAAGTGCTTTCTGGAAGAAGATAAAAAATTGGTTAACTTAATGGAGTCCCAAAATGAACTATGGGTTTACTGCAATACTAATTATATTGATGTGTTTATTAGCTTTATTTGTAAGACCATCGTCTCACACTTCATTGAAGTTTGATTCAAAAGATATTATAATTTCTTTACCAAAACCTAAAATAGATGATTGATAAATTTTTATATAAATTTTTCGGAGGAATAGACCGTCTTTGTGCAGCAATAGCCAAAGCTATAGAATCTAAACCAAAAAAGAAAAAAAATGGCAAATAAACCATTACATATCGGAGAAGAGGCAGCCGTGCAAATGCCTATGAAGACGGTAGTCTCTCTGATTATAATCGTTGCCCTCGGCACGATGGGTTACTTTCAGATTGTAGAACGTCTAAACATAGCTGACACTAGACTTCAGTTAATGGAGAAAGATCTAACAGAGAACACAGATTTTAGAATAAAATGGCCACGTGGACAATTAGGTACACTTCCTGCAGACTCGGAGCAGTACATGTTAATTGAAGATCTATATAAACAAGTAGAAAAGCTACAAAAAAATATTGAAATGAATATGAGTAATAAATTAAAAATAGAATTTATGGAAGGTCAGATTAATAAATTATTAACGGACGTAGAAGAATTAAAAGATGCCAACAGAGAGATAGTATTTAAAAATGGAACGAGTCACTAGAAAAATTATACGGTATCTGGAAGATATGGAAAAGAAAGCTAAACAAATGAGCTTTATAAGAAATTTAAAAAAAGAAGTTGAAACTGGCAAACACGGTACACAAAAATACGTTGTAAAAGAAGGGCCCAACAAAGGTAAAATATTATGATAGAAACTGTGGTAGCTCTTCTTATGTTTTTTAATGGAAGTATAAATGAAGCACGTATTCAAGAATCGATGGCTATGTGTTTACGCGGTAAACGTAAAGCGGAGAGACAGTATTCAGAAAGTGTATCTTATAAATGCTATACTGGTTCAGCAGAATTAGAGACAAATATTGATGGAAGTTTATCGATAAAGAAGCTAATACTAGAATAGATGGTTCAAAAAATCGAAGAAGTTTTAGATAGAAAAGAAAACGAAAATTTAAAACAATTACTATTGATATGTTCCGATTGGCGTATATCTATAGATAATGCTAAAAACGGTTATACTGTTGATAATGGTTTTTGCTGCATTCCACAATCAAAACAAAAAATAAACACTTCAAAAGAAAATAAAGAATTAACTGAAATAGCAGATACAATTGTTGCAAGAATTAAAAAAAAATTAAATATAAATGCAGATGTTGTAAGATATTTTTACAATTTATATACTAAATCAGCAGTAGGGTCTTTACATGTTGATGAGAATGGTGATAACTTTTTGTCAATTGTGTATAGCATCGATGATGAGGGTTATACAATTATAAATGACGAGAAACATTATGATAAACCAAGACAAGCTAAAATCTTTAATAGCAATATCTTGCATTGTGGAAGTCCACCAATTTACAACAAATTCAGATTTAATTTAAATATTGTATTAGAACTAAAGGAAAACTATGAACTTAAGCCGTAATTTTACTCTTTCAGAGTTAACTAAATCAGATACTGCAATTAGGAAGGGAATTAATAATAATCCTAACGCAGAACAAATAGAAAAATTAAAAGGTTTGTGTGAAAATATTTTACAGCCAGTACGTGATCACTTCGGCAGAGTTAAGGTAACCAGTGGATTTCGAAGCGTGGATTTATGTATGGCTATTGGCAGCTCTGCAAATTCGCAGCATGCCAAAGCTGAAGCCGCAGACTTCGAATGTGTTGGAGTCGACAACGCTGAACTTTTTGATTGGATTAAAAATAACCTTGAGCCAGATCAACTGATCCTCGAATACTATACGCCTGGAGAACCTAACAGCGGATGGATACATTGCAGTTGGATACCGGATCAACCAAGAGCATCATTTTTACACGCCTACAGATCAGAGGGAAAAACAAAATATAAACCAATACTAGGATCAGCCAAAGACATTGTGTGAAACATATAATTGTTATTTCTGATATCTTTGACAAAGGTTTAGGAGATCATTTTTGTGCTTCAGCTGCACTTAGGTCTTATTACAGACAAGCTCATAAAATTGTACTGTTTTCACAATATCCTGATCTGTATGCACAACAAACTTACATAGATCAATCTTTTAGTTTAGAGCATTTAGCTGCATTAGATTATGGTGCTAAAACTTATTTTGAATATGAAAAGATAATACATCTTTATTCAAAAAAAGACTTTAAAGATAAAACAAATATTGTTGAACAATATTGTGAGAAACTTGGAGTAAAGCCTCAGCATTATCCTCACTTTGAAATAAGACATAATAGGTATAAATTTGATAAGACAATACTACTAGCTTTAGAAACAGGTCAAAAACATAAGAGTGTATGGAATGCTAAAGAGGTAGAACAAGAATTAATAAAAAGATTTCCTCAATTTAACTTTGTTACAACTAAACAATTTGAACGTCTGCCTGCTGACCATTTACCTGAAATTTGCAGCAAGATGTCAGGGTATGTGTCTATTAACTCTGGTTATTATCATCTTTTACATAATAAAGAGTATATTAAAAAAGGCATACATTTGTATGTAGATGATGTTTATAAATACAAGTTTGGCTATAAAGACTCAGTACATTATAAATTTGATAAGATCATCAATGTTGATAATCTCTGTGAAGTATTCTATAATACCTTATGCCAATAGGAAGAACTGCAATACCAAAACAAATAGATGGAAAGCTTAGAGGAGCGAGAGATGAAAAAAAGAAGAAAAGACGTGTCATCTCCAAATTATATCGCAAAAAGCCTAAGGTCTTCAAAGTTTAGTCAAAAAGTGCTACAATCTAAGAAGTTGTACAACCGCAAAAAGGAGAAGTCATACACTCTCAAAGCGGCCGCTAATAAGGAGAACAAATAATGGCTACATCTGGAACAGTTGCTTTTAATTTAAGCATAGATGAAATTATTGATGAGGGTTATGAGAGATGTGGTTTATCTACTAACTCTGGTTATGATATGCGTTCAGCAAGAAGAAGCTTAAATCTTCTTTTATCTGAATGGGGTAATAGAGGAATACATCTATGGAAAGTAGCTTTGCATGAAGCAGCTTTAGTTTCAGGACAAGCTGAGTATGCTGTAAGCTCTAGTGTAAGTGATGTACTAGAAGCTTTTGTTTCTTCTACAGCTGCATCAGGTGATAGTGCAAGTACTCAAGATATATCTTTATCAAAAATTGACAGATCTACATATGCTGCTTTACCAAATAAGTTATCTGTAGGACAACCATCACAATATTATGTTGCAAGAGAAACAACACCTAAAATTTATTTATACCAAGCACCTGATTTAAATACTTATACAACTTTAAAATACTATGTGATAAAAAGAATTGAAGACGCTGGAGCATATACTAATGACCCCGATGTAGTTTATAGATTTTTACCTTGTTTAGCTGCAGGTATGGCTTACTACACGTCTATGAAAAAAGCTCCTCAACTTGTTCAACAAAATAAATTAATTTATGAGGATGAACTAAAAAGAGCTTTAGATGAAGATGGTCAAAGAGCTTCTACGTTTATATCACCTCAGACATATTTTGGAGATGGTGTATAATGGGTAAGTTTGCAACTGGAAAAAGATCATTAGCTATATCTGATAGATCAGGACAAGCTTTTCCATATAATGAAATGGTAAAAGAATGGAATGGTTCATTAGTGCATACATCTGAATATGAACCAAAACATCCACAGATTAGAAGACGAAGACAAGTATCTGATGCAATAGCTTTGCAGAATGCAAGAGTGCAAAAATACCAACAACCTACAGAGATATCTGGTGTCTTAGCAGATTCTGGAGGTACAGTTGTAGGGGTTGCTGATTTATCACTTCCAGGTGATTTTGCTTATTTAACTAAACAATCAGGTATGCAACCTACTGACCCTTCTTTACAAAATAGAAGAAGAGAATTAAACGCACAATTGGGTGCAGTAACAGTGGTAACATAATGGCAGTAACATACGCAAATTTTTTAACACAAATTAGAAACTACACAGAAGTAGATAGTAATGTTTTGACTGATGCTATTATTCAAGATTTTATAAGATCTGTGGAATTAGATATTGCAGGTAAGGTTGATTATGATGATTTAAGAAAATACTCAAACTCTACGTTTACTGCTTCAAACAGATATGTAAGTCTTCCATCTGATTTAACAATCATTAGATCTGTTCAAGTAATTAGCGGTTCTACTAGAACATTTTTAGAAAAAAGAGATACAAGTTTTATATCTGAATATAATAACAACGCAGCTACAGGACTACCTAAATATTATGCTAATTGGGATGACTTCAATTTTATAGTAGCTCCAATCCCTGATTCTAATTATACTGTACAAATAAACTACATACAGGATCCACCTCAATTTACTTCATCTACTGAAACTTTTATTTCTAAGTATCAGGAGTCTATGTTATTACATGGGACACTAGCTGAAGCATACCGGTTCTTAAAAGGGCCTATGGATCTATACAACCTCTATCAAAAGAAGTATGATGAAGAAGTACAAAATTTTGCTCTTCAACAAATGGGGAGAAGAAGACGTGCAGAATACGATGATGGAGTGCCAAGAATTAAGGTTCCTTCACCATCGCCAAATTAATAATTTAGAAGGAGGCCTACTATGGCAATAACAACTAACGCAATCTGTAATTCTTTTAAAAAAGAATTATTAGAAGCAAAACATGATTTCACTCAGACTACTGGTGATAAATTTAAATTAGCTATGTACACTAGCTCAGCAACTTTAGGTAAATCTACAACTTCATTTACAACTGGTAACGAAGTTACGTCACCTGCTGGATACACTTCAGGTGGAGGTGCTCTTGTTAACACAGGAACATCATTAGCTTCAAACACAGCTATAACTGACTTTGCAGACCTATCGTTTACAAACGTTACATTAACTGCGAGAGGTTCACTAATTTATAATACATCTAACTCTGATAGTGCGGTGGCTGTATTGGATTTTGGTGGTGATAAGACTGCAACTAGCGGAACTTTCACTATTCAATTTCCTGCGTTTACAACCTCTGCTGCAATATTAAGGATTGCATAAAAAGTAAAAGGTATGAATGTCGAAAACATGGGGTGCACTTGATTGGGGACAAGGTAGCTGGGCAGCACAAGGTGATGCCGGTGTTACTGTTACTGGTCTAAGTGCCTCCACGACAATCACAAATGTAGTACCTGACACTGAAATTAATTCAGGTTATGGTAGAGCAGCTTGGAGCGAAGGTTCTTGGGGCATTGCTGGAGATGTATTAGCTCAAGGGCAACAATTACAAACACAAATTACAGCAGTCGTTGTCGATAACGAAATCAACGTAGGTTGGGGTGGAGACACTTGGGGAGAAAATGCTTGGGGAGAATTATCAGGTGTTTATCAAGATGTAACTGGACAATCATTAACACCAACAACAGGTTCACCAACACCTAGGGGTGATTGTAATATTGAAGTAGGATCTGTTAGCTTAACATCATCTATTGGCCAAGGTTTATACGGAGTATCATTTACTTTTGATGCTACTGGGTTATCTTTATCTACCTCAATGGGAGAAGAGACAATTGGAATAGGTGTAAACGTAACTGGATCACAACTTCAAACAACTCCTGGAGGAGTAACTATTGATGAAAGCTTACTAACTGGAATTGGTTGGGGTAGAAGAGCTTGGGGTAACCTTGCTTGGGGTGAAGCATATTCAGTAATATTAACTGGACAAGAATTATCATCTTCAATTGGTGAAGAGACAGCGTTTACAGATGTTACTGTATCTGTCACTGGACAAGAAATGTCTATGACTTTAGCTGGTAACTTCTCAATACAAATTGACCAAGATATATTTGTATTTGCAACAGAAGACCAATTAGATTTATCATTAGGTAACTTTAGTTTAGAACAAAGCACTAATGAAACAGCTACCGGACAACAATTAACAAGCACTACTGGAGACGTAGAAGCATTTCAAAACACGCCTGTTGATGTAACAGGAATATCACTATCTTCAAGCTTAGGTTCTATTAATTTAGTACAATCAACTGTAGAGCCTGTAACAGGTATTGCAGCAACTCTGGAACTAGGGGACGAAGAAGAAATTCCAGGACAAGTTATAGGTGTGACGGGTCAGGCCTTAACACCAGCTGCAGGTTCTGTAACAATTGCAGCAAATGCTGATGTTTCATTAACTGGCATATCATTGACTTCTTCAGTAGGTGCACCTAATATAACTGCGTGGACTGAAATAAATCCAGGTGTAAACAATGTTTGGGAGCCTGTTGACTTAGCCGCTTAGCAATAGTAAAATTATACTTAAATTAGGAGAAAAAATTTATGGCATCTAATTATTCATCTGACCTTAAACTGGAGTTAATGACCACTGGTGAAAACGCTGGTACATGGGGAGATAAAACTAATACAAACTTAAACTTAA